CTCTTCATTGAAAACGTCTCCTTTGAAATGAGTTATTTTATTGCTCTTATAAGAGTATTTATTAATTTTTGAGCCTTCCTCTGTGAGATCAAACTTTTGAGAAATAGTTGGGTTGATTGTATTTATATCAAAGGCATATAGTTCAGAATCTTGGAGAAAGTTTGCTACTTGGTAAAAAGTTTTCAAAACGGAAACACCAATCTCTACATATTTAGGGTTTTTGGTTTGCAAATGGTTTTTTAAAAACATCAGCACATCAACATAAGTTAACTCTGTGTTGATGGGCAGATCGATTAAATGACGAACGTGTTGAGGTAATCCATAGTTGTCTGGACTGTTATTATAAATTTCATCAGTTACAAAACAGTCTACCGAGTTTAAAGATTCTCGATTTTTTTTCACTACATCTTGAATGGTCATAGTTATTTCTTATTAATATTTTTAATAAATTTTTTTAAGTAAATTAATAGGTTGTATTTACCAAAGTAATCTTTTTTGCATTTTTGGATTGCCGATAATCTCCAAGAAATTGGCTTTTCAATAATGTTTTTTAATTCATCAATGATGTTCGCTGACTCGGGATCAAAAGTAATGAATGCGTCTTTATTGTATGCTTTCTCTATGTTTTTGCAACCATAATATACAGGTATGCAATTATTTAAAAAGCAGTCAAAGAATTTTTCAGAGATATAATGCTCTTCACAACTATTTTCCATGCATATAGAATACTTGTAATTTTTAAGAGCTGCTTCTTTTAAGGGTGGAGCGCCTTTATACCTAGAGTCGTTAATAGACCAACCCTTACCATAAATATCTACATCTAAATCTGAATTTAAAATTTTTAAAAGTAAATTCTCTCTGATGTAATAATTAGATGATGCTGGTTGAGTTGACCCAGCTAAAGCTCCATGATTAGCTACAATAAAAGACATTTTTTTATCGTAGTCTGGAGAGTCAATATTTTCAGGAAAACAATTATTTTCTAAATATTCATCAACAGTTTGACCGCATAAATTATTGGTATGTATATTGTTTCTAGAGTCATGAGTAAACAAAAAAGAAAAAGTGTGATGCACGTTCTCTCCTTGAATTTTTTGATCGCAAGTAATTACATGACCGCAGTATTTGTCTAAATCTTTTAGAGAATTAATGCTCCATGTAGGCTCCATTGTCACTGCAATGTTTTTTTCTTTAGGAGAAGAATACATTTCATTGCTGTGGTTTAGCACTATTAAATAGTCATAATCATGTCCAGTGGTTAACTCAAAGCAATTGGGCAACTTACCCCAATTGTATAAAACGCGAGCATTGTTTTCCTCCGCTGAATCCCAAGGTGAAGAAAATTTTAATTTTATCTTTTTAAGCATTAGTAAGAATCTCTTAGGGTTGATTTAAGGTGACTCAAAGATTCTTCATCAACAGCTAACACGCTGCCGTGTTTTGTTAATGCTTTACCCCAATATACTTGAAAATCCATTTCTTTAAAAGCGGTGTTAAACTCCCAATCTAAAGGTTGGGTAATTTTGTTTGATTGAAGATAGTCGTTTAATTTTTTTAATGCATCTTTTGTATATAAAACCGTGCATAATCCATTAGTAGCTGGATGCTCTTTTTTGCCAAAAACGTCTCTATCGTCCCCTTTCCTAATCCAAGCTTCCCCTAAAAACACACAATCATATTTTAAGTTGTGATCATAACATAACTTATTCATTTTGCTTACGTAAAAAATAGGATCTTCTTTAAAAATTACATCATCTTCTAAGATAAAAAAGTATTCTCCTTTACCAGATTCAACTATTTCTGCCACAGCCTTTTTGTACTTCATGCATAAAGACATCTCTGATATTAACATTTTTCTTTCAAATTTTTTTTCGAAAGCCTTTAGATCAAAGTTGTCGTTTATAATATCATCAGAAAGTTGTTCTTGGTCGAAGTCTTCTACAAACTCATGCTCAACATCAGCAAACCAAGTTTGCATTTCTTTTAGCATGTGAGACTTTCTATCTTTCAGCTTAGTGTAATGTATGATGTAAATTTTACTTATATCTTTCATTTAAATAATTCAAAGTTAATAGAGTTGGGGTCAAAATCTCCCCACATTTTTTCATATAGTTCGGGAGACAAATCTAAATCCTTAAACTCTGACCAATCATTAATAATTAAAATAGGTATACCTAGTTTTTTAAATTTTTCAACACCGTGCCACCTTGTTACGATGGGTATACTTTTCATATAAATAGATTCCCAAGTTTTGTGACAGTCTACCCCATTGCCAACTGGAGATATAGTAAAGTAAGATGATAGGATTTCAGTTAAATATTTTTCTTGCGTCGATTCTACAAAATTGTTGTGATCTTTAATAGAAGATGCATCTGGGTAGTTTTTTTGTAATTGCAGATTGTATGGAAATCCTATTTTATCTAAACAATCTTGTCTAGCATGTAGGTTAGTAGAAATATTGAAGTTGACATAGACATATTGAAACTTCTCTATGTTTTTAGATTGTATTTTTGCAAATCTATCTTGATTGCCATGAGACCATTTCGGATTGGCTATACCAATAGGAATGGGTTTTACTTTAGGATGTTCAACGAGTAAATTTTGAGTATACCAAACACCTATGTCGGGAAATAAACTTAAAACATAATCAATTTGTTCATCTCCAAAATTAATATCAGAATTGTGAGTTACTAAATTAAATTTTTCAGGAATTTTTACAGAACCTATTTTTCTAAAAGTATCTAATAAAGATAAATGTTCTGGCTTACAAAAAACATAGTTGTTATCTAAAGATTTATCCTCATAAGGAAAAAACTCTGAACTTCTAGGATCTTTATAATTACTTAATTGAAGCTTACATTGATGCTTGAAATATGTGCCACAAATAAAATTCATTTTACAACAGTCTCCCAAAATTTAGATGACGCATTACTACAACGATTTTTAAATTCATCATATCCCACTTTTTCAAATTCAAGATAAGCACCAATTTTAGATTTATCTCCTATGATCTCTTCCACTCCACATAAAAGAGCTTCTGCCACCATTCGACAAAAAGGCTCATTTACAACGGGATAATGGAAAACAGCACGGGCTTTTTGCAAGATTTGTGGGATTTCAGTATATTCTCTCTTACCATTAAATTTAATATTAGGGTAATCTTGAAAAAAGTTTTTAGTGCTAAAGTCTGCCCAACCAAAAATATCTATTTTTCTTTTAGGGTTTTCTTTGGCAAATTTAAGCAATCTGTTTACACCTTTCAACCGATGTAGATAACCACAATAAACTATGTCATATTCTTTATCACAATCAGTTTTTTTAAAAACTTTGGTATCTATTGGATCGTAAACTATTTCTACGTTTTTGAAATAGTCGCTATAAAGATCTTTAAAAAACTTAAGATGGAAATCACTTAAAAAGTAATTTTTTTTAGTATGAGAAAACAGTTTTAATCTAGTATCATCATCTAAATATGAGCAAGAATCATGCTCAAGCCTAACTGAATTAGGCATTTTTAAGATAAAAGGTATTTTTTCTGGAGAGATTTTACTGATCGCCTCAAGATTTGAGTTGATGACTAAATCGTAAGAACTTAAAAAATCAGTAATAGAAGAAGAATGACTATGCTCTTTTATTTCATAACCAAGCTCTTTACCTTTTTTAATTAAGATATTATTGCTTACTTGAGCGCCACCTTCTCTTTGCTCTAGTGTGAAATCAGATATAAACAATATTCTCATGCAAATGCATGATTATACCCTATAATCCTTCTTCTTCAACAACTTCCTTTACTTCAGATAAAAATGGTAAAGAATTTAATAAATCTTGTTGATCTGCAAAATTAGCATCATCCCAGCCCCATTCGCTTAAAACTTCCTCATCATCCCAAGCTAAAGCCTCACTAGAAGTCATTTTGTTGACTGGCTTTTTGCTCCAAAATCTGCAAGACCAATATCTAGCCTTATGTTTTGGACCTGGGTTTGTATCGCACTGGTGACGCGCTCTGAAATTTCTACGTCTGTCTGGATCATCTCGCTTGATCTCCATATTTGGATCTCCAAATTTTACCATGACAGTATTTCCTTTTGGGTTTTTTACATAAACACCAAATTTCTTTTTGGAACCAGAAGGTAATCTAAAGGGTTTGTTTAGGGTTTTTTTTTCTGCTTCTGAATAATCGATATCCTCTATGTCTTGATCCATTTCGACTTCAGAAATCCCCGCTTTCAGCAAGTCTATTTTAGCTAGACCAAATTCTACTTCGTTAAAGTCAACATATGCTTCTCCGACTGGCTCATTGTAGTATTCCTCGCTACCTCTAGCAATATCTCCATCAGCAGCTCTGTAAGATTCTTTGACTTTTCCCCCACGAACCATTTTTAAGAATGTATTTACGCGAGCCATCGCCCACTGACCCCTGCTTTTACCAGGTCTATGGCTACTTGAAAATGCTCCTGCACCCCTCCTATAAACCTTTTTAAGTTGTCCAAGAGTAACTTTTTTAGAGTGTTTAGCGTTATGCTCCTTGACTTTATTCTTAAGTGAAGTGATTACTTTTTCAGAAAAAGTAATAGAGGGAGTTTTTTTGCCTCCTCCAGCAGATCCTTTAGGATTCTTTTTCGAACCTTTTTTGCGCTCCGAAGGTTTAGCTGGTGTTTGAGCAGAACTTCTTGGTCCTTTGCGTTTTGCGCTTTGGCTTTCTAAAAAGTCTTTAGCTTGATCTGAAAAGTCGTATTCCATCAAGAAATTATTACACTTTTAATTATTAAAAATGAATATTTAACCCTCGCAAGAAGAGCAGTTTAGAATAGATCTAGCTAGTTCTTGACTAGGATTAGCGCTTCTTTGATAATAAAAGCTTTTTACTCCTTGCTCCCAACCAAAAATCAAAAGCTCATTTACTTGTTTTGGTGGGCATTTAGGGGAAATCATTAAATTTAAGCTTTGTCCTTGATCAATATATTTTTGTCTTTGAGCTGCTTGGATAACAACTTCTTTTTGTGAAATCTCTCCAAATGTTTTAAATACCTCTTTTTCTTCTTCAGATAAAAAGTCGAGATGTTGGACAGAACCACCTTTAATTAAAATTGATTTCCAAGTTTTTTGAGTATTTTTCTTTTTCTCCTCTAATAATTTTTCTAGATAAGGATTTTTGTAAGTAAATTTACCTTTAGCTAAATCTTTGGTAAAATAATTACTATTGAGAGGTTCGATAGACGGAGAAACTTGCCCCAGAATAAAAGAGCTAGAAGTTGTGGGGGCTATAGCCATTGTGGTCATATTGCGCCTACCATAACCCTTTAAATGTTCTGGCTCACCCAATAAAACAGAAAGTTCTTTTGTAGCTTTATCACAATTGTCTCTGATTGTTTTATGAATTTCATTATTTATAAATTTAGCCTCCATGCTTTCGAAGCTAATCATTTTATCTTGAAGAAATGAATGCCAACCTAATACGCCAACTCCTAAAGCTCTTTGCCTTTTAGCAAAATTGTGAGAAGCCTCCATGAATGGAATATCTTTAGTTTTGTTGATGTATTCCTCCATAACAGCATCAAGAAAATAAACAAGAGTTTGAATTGCGTCTGTTTCTTTTATCTCGTCCCACTTCACAAGATTGAGAGATGATAAACAACAAACAAAAGACTCCTCTTCAGAAGAATGTAAAAATATCTCGCTACAAAGATTAGATGAATGAATCTTAAGTTTTTTATCTCTATATGCTTTGGGGGCATTTGCATTCGCCGTGTCTGTAAAAAACAAGTATGGATAACCAGTCTCAAACCTCTTTTTAATAATCGAGGCCCAAATAGATCTTTTCTTTCGGTCACCATCAATCATTGATCTCATCCATTCATCTGTAATGCACACCCCAAAAGACATTTCTTGAATTGGGTTTCCCTCGCTACGAATTCTTAAAAATTCAGTTATATCAGGATGCTCTACTGGAAGATATGCGGCAAACGATCCTCTTCTTACGTTACTTTGAGATACGACAGAAGAAACTTTATCAAATAACTCCATAAAGTGGACTGGACCGCTCGATGTTCCTCCAGCAGATATTTCAACTCCTCTACCTCTTAAATCACCAAAATAACCAGAAGTCCCAGCGCCATGTTTTGTTTGCATACCAACCTCCGCTTGTTTATCTAAAATCGCGTCCATTCTGTCTTCTATAAAGACACCATTGCAAGAAATAGGAAGACCCCTCTCTCTCCCAAAGTTAGCCCAGATTGGGCTTGATAAAGAATAAAAACCTTGAGCTAAATAATCAGAAAACTTTTCAGCAAACCCTTTTACTTTTAGTATTTTTTCTGCTGCGAGAGCAATGTCTTCGCCTCTTTTTTCGGCAGTTTCACCATCTTGTAAATACCCTCTTTTGAGAAAGTCTCGGGCATCTTTATTTAGCCATTTGTATTTTTTCATTAAAAAAGATCGTCAGCGTCGAATGTTTGTGAGTTTTTCGAATATTCTACAGGTCTAGAATGAAAGAAATCTGTGGCGTTATTGCCCATCAGTTCCTCTTCGAACCACATTGTATCTTCTAACAAAGAAGTGTCAACATCAAACGCTGAATCAAAACCTATTTTTTCTAGAGAGTCATTAATTCTGTTTTTAATGAACTCTTTTAAAATTTCGGCATTGAGACCTTTTTCATTAAATCCATTTACCATCCAATCGACAATATTACTTTCTGCGACAAAAGCAGCTTTAGCTTCTGTAGCTATTCTTTGTTCAAGTTCTTCGTCAAAAAGCTCTGGGTGTTCGCTGCGGATTGTGTTTATAATTTTAATCCCAGCCAACGCATGTATGTTTTCTTCGTTTCTTGTGTATTTTACCTGTTGGCCAGTGTCTTTAAGGACATTGCGATAGCGGTTGAACCAATTAATAATGTAAAACTGTGAAAACAAAGATACGTTCTCCACAAAAAGAGTAAACAAAATGATTGAATACACATATTGTTTTTTAGAATCTTTGTAAAACTTGTGATTATATTTACGCAAATATTTTACCCTGCCTTCGATAAAATCGAGTTGTAGGTTTTTTTCAAAAATATCTTCTAGCCCCAGAACTTTTAAAAGTCTCTCGTAAGCATTATTATGAATAACCTCAATGTTAGCCATCACGTAGCCCAGATCGGTTAAACTTGGGTGAGGGAGGTTGTCTCCTAATTTGCTCCAAAACTTTTTAACCGCTACCTCAATCTGACCAATAGCAGAGAGAGTCCTCACGACCATCTCCCTTTCATCTTCCGTTAAGTTTACGTTAAAATCCTGAATGTCACTACTGAAACTAAATTCCTTGTCGGTCCAAAAACCGTTATGCATTGCCTCAATAAACTCTTGCGCCCAAGGATAATGGTCGGGCTTTCTCGATACTTGCTCTTCAAAAATCATGGTTAAAGGATTTTACACTTAGCAGGGGTATGAAGCAATGTCAAAGAGAAAATTTCGGAAAAATTTTTTTTGTTGACAAAGTGGTTTCACGGCATATAATAACCGTGAAACGGGATAAACGCAATTTACACCTATTACGGTATAGATTAAGTAAAACGTAATACTGTAAAGTATACGTTTTATAAATATTATATAAATATAAATCAGAAATTTTTTTAAATTCTGTGGAAAAAGGAAAACCAGAAGATACAATGGGGTCAGTGGAAAGCGATCTGACACTCATTTGTAAAATACAAGAGGATAATACCGATCAAGAAAGCTTAATAGCTTTGGTGGATCGGCACTCTGGCATATTCCACACGATGGTAAATCATTTTATGTCTAGTCCTCAATGCGCTCTCGACAAAACCCAAATCGTTGAGGATAAAGAGATGACAATTTATGATTCAGCTCTTAACTACGACCCATCAAGAAACACTAAGTTCTCGACGCATTTAGCAAACCAAACAAAATGGAAATGTTTGAATGCTCTTAATAAAAAGAAGAAAAATAAAGAGTGTTTTATTGATGATGAAAATAGTTACATCGAACCAAGTTGTGATTCGTTTATAAAAGACATCAACAAGGAAGAAGCATTAAGTGTGTTCGAAAAGTGCTTAAAAACAGAGGAAGATGATCGCGTTAAAAAAATAGTTGACATGCGCTATGGTTCATATAATAATAAACTCACTCCTTGGAGATTTATTGCTAAAAAACTTGACTTAAGTATTCAGGGCTGTATAAACATTCACAACAAATTTATTAACAAAGTAAAAAAAGAAGGAAATTATGTATAATTCTATCACTGCCGCAGCTTATCTCGTCAAAGATCCTGAAGTAAGAACTACCAATAATGGTAAAAAAGTTGTCAGCTTAAGAGCTGGCGTTTCTACATCAAACGCAAAAACAAAATGCTTTGTTGATATTGAATATTGGGATAAAACCGCAGAAATCGCTGAAAAATATCTTTCTAAAGGAAGAGAATTTATTGTTAATGGTGAACTCTGTATGTCTTCTTGGGAAAAAGACGGCAAAAAGTTTAGCAAATATTTTATTAGAGGAAAAGATCTTCAGTTTTTGAGTTCTAAAAAGTCAGAGAGTGATGGGTCAGAAACATCTGACGATGTGCAAGGCGACGATGTTCCGTTTTAATGAAATTATTAAATTTAGAAGCCCCGTTAAATGGCTTAAGTTTTGGTAATGTTTCTTACAACATTATCAGAGAATTAAAAGATTTAAAAGTAAAGTTGAGTCTGTTTCCCACGGGGGACGCAGACTTTTCTGCTTTTGATTTAGAAGACGATTTAAAAGAATATATAGAGGATGCTGTTAATAGAAGATGGGAAAGAATATCCTCTCGCGTCCCAACCTTAAAGCTTTGGCATTTAAACGGGTCTGAAAACAGGAAGACTAAAGATCAACATTTGCTTACTTTTTATGAGTGTAGTTCTCCAACCGATTTAGAGATTAAAATCGGCTCGATGCAAGACACTCTCATATTTTCATCTAAATATGCCGCTGATCTTTTCAAGGAAAAAGGAGTAGCAGATGTAAATTATATCCCGCTTGGTTTTGATAAAGATTTCAAAATAACTGGAAAAGAATATCTAAATAATATTATTCATTTTGGTTTGATGGGAAAATTTGAAAATAGGAAGCACACTAAGAAAATAATTCAATCTTGGTTAAAGAAGTATGGGAACAATCCTAAATACCAACTTTCTTGCTGTGTTAATAACCCGTTTTTCAACCAACAACAAATGCAAGGAATATGGAATGAGGTTACCCAAGGTAAGAATTATAGCAATTTAAATATTCTTCCACGGCTTGCCAAAAATTCAGAGGTTAATGAATTTTTAAATGCAATAGACATAGACCTTACTGGCCTTTCAGGTGGAGAGGGTTGGAATCTGCCAGCATTTAATGCAACCTGTTTAGGAAAATGGAGCGTTGTTTTAAATGAAACTTCTCATAAAGACTGGGCTACAAATGAAAATTCAATTTTGATTAATTCATCTGGTCAAATGGATTGTCAAGATGGAGTCTTTTTTACCAAAGATTCTGGTTTCAATACTGGCGTTTTTTACACTTGGACAGAAGATGAGGCTATCGCAGCTATGGAAAAAGCGGAATCTAAAGCAGGACAAATTAACACAGAGGGTGTCAAAATGGGAGACAATATGACGTACAAAAAAACTGTAGAGTCTATTTTATCCCTTATTTTTAGGGAAAATTGAAATGGCATAATAAATGTTAAGTATATAAGTATGAACACATTAATTAATCATATTCTTAACGACATTACTAACACACAAAAAACTACAAAACCTATTCCAGTCAAAGATTCGGGAGATGTTTATGTAGCTGAATTTGAATTGGCTGGATTTTCTAAAAAAGATGTACAGATCCAAGTTAGTGATAACACTCTAACAATTGAAGCTAAAAACGAACAAAGAAATAAATCATTTAAATTATTTTTATATGATCTGGTTTCCGAGGAGCATATTACAGCTTCTTTAAAAAATGGGCTTTTAAATATTACTCTTCCTAAAAAAGAAGTTTCTGCAACAAAAAAAATTAATATTAAATAATGCCTATTTATGTTTACAAACATCCCGAACGAGAAGAATACCGAGAGGTTATTCAAGGGATGAATGATGAACATACATATTCAGAAGATGGCGTTGAATGGAGCAGGGTATTCCTTGCTCCCAACGCATCTATTGATAATTCTATTGATCCATTTAGTCAGCAACAATACATTGATGCGACTTATAACAAAAAAGGAACCATTGGTGACATGATGGATTTATCTGCTGAACTAAGTCAGAAAAGAGCCGAAAAAGCTGGCGGGTTAGATCCAGTAAAAGAAAAGTTTTATGATAATTATTCTAAAGAAAGGAACGGCGCAGAACATCCTAATAGAATAAAAGAAAAAGGATATGAAAGCAAAAATGTCAAAATTGATTTTGACTAGTAATTTGTCCCGCTTACTTGTAATCCTCTTGATTGAGTTACTTTGAAACTAAACTGTGCATTATAACTCATAGTCCCATTTACAGACATATTGTAGTTGTAAGAATCCAGTTTAGCGTCCTGTATCTTATAAATCATTTGTTTTCCACTAGCTTCTAGCTTTAATTCAAATTGATAATCTTGATCGGATATAAAAACACCAGTCATGCCTCCTGAATCTAATCCCGACACCAGAGAGGATACAGAAAATGAACCATCAGCAGGAAACTGTCTTTTTCTGTTATATGCGTAGTCATTACCAAACCCATATGAGGATACTCTTGGCATTGAGACATTCATTTCAACAGATTGTACTAGATGTTCTCCAGATATGGGTTGCCCTCCTACCTGTAAGTTTTGTAAAGTAACATCACTATTTGTATTATCTGGATTAACTAAAGGTGGTTTTTTTTCTAGCGTAGCGCTAGATAAATCTAAACCAAATTCGAATAGGCAATTACCCACGCCATTATTGTTTCCACCTGTTAAATTTATAGCTGGCATTTGCATTGATGTCGCAGTCAAATTAGCAAAAACTGCGTTCGAACAAACATATGATGTCGAAACCGTGGGTAAATTTCCGATTGAATAATTCAAAGAATAAGAAGAAGGAAAACAATTACCGAAAGCAATGGCTTCATCACCATTTAAATTTAAGCTAGATCCAAAAGACAATTTATTTAAAAAAGAATCTTCTGCGTTTTTGGTTATTAAAGCGTAAAAATTAGTAGAATCGTTTGTGTCAGAAGGGTCAAAGAAATTTTTAAAAGGACCACCCACAGGTTTACTGTCTATAAATCTACCCTGAACTTCATTAGAAAAACTAGGTTCAGGCATATATGTAATGTTTAAATTTACATCTGGAAATCGATAAAGGTTATTAGAGGATAAATCTTGAGACCCAATCTGTTTCAATGGTTGTCTAGGATATTCAATAGAATAATCTAAGCCTTGAGTTATCTTATGTAATTTAAGACCTTGATTAGCTGTGGAAAAAGCCACGGTCGCATCTTGAGCTGCCACTATAGCATTAAAGCTTTTTATTATATTCCTAGCCATTTTATGTTCCTGTTGGCACAACTCCTAAAGGATCTTCTACGAGCTGTATGGTTAAAGTATTTGAGTTAACATAATCCCAAGTATGAGTCCAACTTGGGCTATAATAAACTTTTGGCCTGTTGTAAACCGAAGGTATCTGATGTTCAAATCTTCTGTAACCCCCTTTGTTTTCCAGAAAGTGAATCATGCTTTTGGTTTGGGAGTCAGAAATATTACTAAAAGTATAAGACATACCAAAAGTAGAAATATTATCATTTGTTTTCAGTCTTTGCTTGAAAGAGTTTTTATAATCAATTATATCAGCTTTGATTTTTACATCATTTTGCGTTCCGATATCGGGTTCAAAAAAGAATTTTTGACTCCACATAGTAGATGCTCCAATTGGGCTGTTAGAAGATGAGGAAGTATGATCTCCTGTGCAATAATAAAAATTGTCTAATTTATTTTCATTTATTCCAGAATAAACAACATCATACTTTTTATAACTTTTACTTGGACCCCATCCAGTGAAAGTTAAGTTAGAAAAACACCCCATTCCTGACCATTTTAAAATAGTCGGGGCGTGATCAACGCTTATGCTAGAAGCGACTTCGAATCTTTGGTTGTTGACAAAGTTTATAGCGTAATTATTACAAAACCCCGTAACGGTTTTATATATGTTAGAAGAGTCAGGAGTAAATTCTATATTTTCTATTCCTGATTGAGCTTCAAAGAAAGCCGCTAATTTTTGCGCGTTTGTCTCATTAACATCATATCTAATATCAAACCTAGCTGTCAAACTATTAACTGAATATGGTATTAAATTATAATAAAAATCATCAGTATCATAACTGTGATTGTTAGCCTGAAAAGATACCTTCGACCCATAAACAGGAGTTAGACCCAAGCCAGCGATGGTTGATGGGATTGTAATCCCAGAAATATTATCATCCCTATTATAAAATAAATTTTCGCTCATGAGTGACCAATATAGTTAAGGGTTAATCTTAGAGTGCCATCTGCGGAAGCATTTAAATCTTCTGAAACAAGAGATGCTTTAGGAATGGAAAGGTTTTGTAAAGTTGTTCCATCTCTTCCTTTAATATTAAACGAAACGGTTTTTTCTTCTCTTTCTTGATCTAAAAAACTAAACCCGCTTTGTAAAAAGGTATCATCAACTTCTATCTGAACAGAAGCTGTATATTGAATTGGGTTTATATGTTTTACCTCTGTAGGGACTTCGGAACCTATAGTATAATAAGGTCTTTTTGTTACTGCTAAAGAATAATCAAAACCTATAACCCTATTTGTAGAGCTATTATCACAAGTGGCAGTTATAGAGCCTTGGCTTGGAATAAATATGTTAGTCGGAGCAGTTCCAGTGGCATTAGACCCGCTTTTCATTTCATCATAAACTACAAAACTGGCATTGACTTTGGGAACAGACCCGACAGCGCAATTGACAGAATAAGAATTTAGGTAACCACTTTCAAAACCATAAGATGAATTGTTGTCATAATTAAAACTTCCCTTCATTACTTCCAACTCTCCAGTGAACTGTAAAACTGGGTCATCATATATCAAAGACCTAGAGAAAGAAACTGTTTGGGTTACCGCTCCACCTACCGTTGTTAAACCAAGCTTACTTCCCAAAGGAGCTAAAGTGTTAGCTGCATTTTTGTAACCTAAATCAAGAGAGTCAATTCCAGATAACTCTCTAGCCGAAGGACTACCGTCTCGCCCAGATATAAAAAAATGGGTTTGGTAATTTAAAGTTGCGTCATACATTATGCCCTAGCTTGTCTTAAAGATCCTCCGAGCCTTTTTTCGTCATCAATAACTTGTTTGACAACATCTCTTATTCTAGTTGCGAGATTTGTTTCTTCTTCGTTTCCATTTCCGCTTTCATTAGATGTGCCATCAGAATTAACTGTTATATTAATAACTGTTTCTCCTTCATTGTCTGAAACAGATATAAGCTCATCTAATTTTCCTATGATCGCTCCAGAGCCATTTCCTCCCCCTCCTCCAGAGTTAATAGATGAAAGAGTTCCTCTTCCTATCCTCTGTGTAGCGGCAGCATTCATAATAAATTCACCACCAGATAACATTGTAGGAACCGTATCAACTCCAGCAGCGTAAGGTATTGATCCACCAGTGGCTGACTTCTTACTAAATACATCAGTAAGTTCTTTAAATCCAAATCCCGCAATACCAGCTAATATAGATCCAGTTAATAAACTAGTAAGACCTCCACTTCTCTCTCTAGCTTCTTGCTCTTTTTGAACTTGTCTAGTATACAAATTAAAAGCTTTTCTTTTTGATTCTTGTTCTCGTTGATATTGTGGGCTGTTTCTTCTACCAAACATTGTAAGAGCTGCACTTTGTGGTTCTAATGCGATAGAAGCAAAACCCGCCCCACTTCCGAATTTGTCAAATGCACCCGTGGTAAAGGATTGAGTAGCAAAATCCAACAAGCTTCTTTTGCCTCTCATAGCGCCTTGCCCAAATGTTCCTGGGGTAAATAAACCCCCTCTATTCATTGTCGGAACAGAACCTTGGTTTAACGCAGACATAAATCCTGCACCATACTTATCTACAGCTCCCCTTCTCATAACAAACTCTCCACCAGTCAATAAGGCTGGCACATCATCTCTGACTCCAGATCCTCCCGTGACCTTTCCCCCTGTATTTGCTTTAAATATATTAAATAAGTTATCAAATCCCGCCCTAAAATTACTTTTAGCTTGGTCAAGGAAAAAGTCTGCTGCGGCTTGTTTTAGTATATCTCCTAAGTTTTCTCCTTTCGCTATAGCATCAGCTAAACCATCACTAAGTGTATCTACAAACTGTCTAGCTCCTTGCACTAAACTATCGTTTAGTTTATCCTGTATTTCTTTTTCTGAAAAAATGAATTCATCTTCGAATTTAGCTCTTAGAGAATCATTAACCTGTAACCTCTGCTTTTCTAATTCTAGAATTCTCTCTTTTAAACTCTGTAACCTAGTTACATCAACAGCTTCATCTTTTTGTAGTTCAACAAATTGTTTCTTTAGGTCGAGTTGCTCTCTAACTATATCTATTTGTCTAGTAAATCCTCTAGCTTCTCTACTAGATCCAGCCAAACGTGCTTGGTCTTGTAATCCTGTTATAGCAAAATCTGTTGACGCTTGAGCAATCGCTCCAGCGCCGCCACCTCTAGCTTGAGCAGTAAATAATTGTTCATTTATATTAGATAAGATCGAAGATGCGTCCCTCGCTTTAACTAAATCTACTTTTAATTGTTCGCCCTGTTGCCTTAAGCTTGTCGTAAATTCTGTAAGCAATACCATGTAAGATTTGAATCCGTCTGCAAATCTTTCTTGAGCTTTAGCGGCTTCATTATTAGTATCCCTTATATCTTTAGCGGTTTCAATATTTCTGTCTGCTTGTAATGTGTCTGAAGCAGCATCGATTACTTTTTGTCCTTTATCTCCCTTAAGTGGCCCTTTAGTGCCAGATATTTCCCCTCTGCCTATTTTACCTAAAGTTTCTGTGACTTGCCCTAAAGCCCCTACACCGAAGTTATTTAAAAGCATAAGCAAATCCTTTAACTGAAATTCAAAAGTCGGGTAAGCCTCCGTTAATTTTATTATTGCTTCTCTTGTATCATTTACAGCTTTTTCTTCTGCTTGTTGAACAGCTATATCTCCTTCTCTAGCTACAAACCCTCTTTCTGCTCTGGCTCTAGCAGTTGGTGATAGATTCGGATTTAGTTGCGCTCTTTCTAAAGCTATATCTCTTAATTCAAACCCCCTCCCAAATTCTTGTATTCTAGATTGGTTTAAATTATTTCTTCTAGCTCCTGCAAGACTTATACGTAAAGCTTCTGCTCTTTTAGCATCAGATATACCTACATCAGTAGAAAGTTTTAAATTCTCTTTTCTTAACTTTTTCTCATCTCTTAACGCAGTCACACTACCCTTTATACCCTTAAGAAGAGCCTCTTGTTCTTTAGGTGTTCTGTTAGATAAATCAAATATATCACCTAAAACTTCTTTAACTTTTTCTTGAGAAGCTAACTCTTCTAAAGACAATCCAGCCAACTTATTTCTAAGCTCTGTTTGTTTTTCTGAATCCAAAGTTAGGTTTTCGATACTTTCAATTTGCTTGACTAGTGTATCTGCGATTTTTCCGTCTATATCGTTTTCTATTTGTTTCAGAGAAATTCTTTGTTGTATCTGTTGTTTTTGAACTTCACTAAGATTATTTAAAAATTCATTTCTTTTCAGGGCTATTTCATCATTAGATATAGCCTCTGCTCTTATTTTAGCTAAATTTATTTCTGAAGAAAGCTGTGATTTAGCTACGTCAGATCTTATTTGATCTATTCTTTTCTGCTTTTCTTTTTCAATGGTCTTTTCTCTTTCCACTTCTAAAGCTTTTAGATCTGCCCCTAGTAACTTTACAGCATCTTGGCTTAATTGTTTTTTACCTCCTTGGCCTGTTTGTTTAGTTACTTGTGCAATCGTGGCTGCATCTCCAGATATCAAACCTTGTCTTTGCTCTTCGGTTAAACTTTCGGTTATTTCTTTGAATCGCTTACCGAGATCAGCTTCTCCTAAACGAGAAATTACTTTACTTAATTCAGCTAACTCATTACTATCGATAGTTGTAATATTTCCAAATCCTATACCACCTCCTTTTCCTATTTTAAGATTGAAAAAGTCTGTCCCTGTTTCTTCTTTGAGTCCATCCAAAAGCTTATCTATTTCTGACTCTGTAGCGCCTCTTTGTAGCGCTGTGTCGATTGCACTAGAAAGATTATCAAACTGTTTACCTTCTTGGAAAAGCCCACTAACTAAAGTTTTATCTAAAAACTTTGTAGCTATATCTGCCCCTGCTCCAGCCCTACTATCTATAAATCTATCCTTCGCATCTTCATCGGCAGACAATCCACCTAATACAGCCGCAGCTTTTGAGGCTGAATCAGCTACTCTCTCTTGAGACTTATTAAGAACTTTAGTTGTTCCCTGTAGAGCATTAAAAGCTGCACCCAGACCCAACGCAGCCGCCGTCCCCGCCACCAAAGGACCAGCGATAGCTAAAGCACCACCCGCAGCCATTTTACCTCCAGCGCGTAAAGTATTACCTACGTTGCCTTTTGATCTGAACCCTCCTAATTGTTGTGCAGCAATCATATCTTTAACGCCTGTTTTCCCTATACCTATACCGAGATTTCCCCTTGAAAATGAAGCTATGCCTCCAGCAACCTTTCCAAAGCCCCCAAAAGTTTGAGCTACTAACGCTGCACTGACCGCAGCATTTAAAAGTGTCAAACTGCCAGCCACAAGTTTATTTTGATTTGTGACCTCTCCTAAAACCCCACTTAAAGCAGCGAATCCAATTTGAACAGCTAGTAACTTACCAACCATACCACCCATAGCATCTGTTGCTTGATCTGGAGTTGCTTTTTTAACAAAGTTAGGAATAGCTCCCGTAGGCTCATCTCTTGTGTTTGTAACAGCAAGACCCATTGGGTTGGCGCTATTTCTCAATGAGGCATCTTGGTTTATCCTTATCTGATTAATTGGTAAACCTGCGCCTGTCTCTCTTGCTATAGCTTCTTGCAGGGGACCAGCAAAATTAGGAATGTAACCAGATGCTCCTCTGTTCGTAAAATTCATACCGACTCTGCTTCGCACAGCATCCATACCAGTCAGTTTTTGTGAAAGACCCATAGAGCCAACAAATTTATTTTTGCCTCCTCCAGCGCCGAGCAATTCAGTCCTGCCTTTTGCTGTTAGAGTTTTGCCGCTAGCAGTGGCTCCAAAATACCTTTGTATTTTTTTAGCCATACTAAGATTTGTTTTACCATTAGATCCAATTTTAGCCTCTAAAAATCTTACAGCACTGTTTTTTAAAGATGGAGATATATCTCCGATCTCTCTAACGGCGTTCGCTCCGACAAAATCAAAAGTTGCAGTTTCTCCAAAATCAAAATCTTTACTTTTTAATAAAGCACTTAATGCTGTTTCAAAAATCGTTCCAGCTAAACTACCTACTGCTCCTTGGTTGCCTAGTTTTGATATTTTACCTGCTGTGGGTTTACCGCCAGTCATTGTTTTAGCCTCTCTTGTGGCTAAACCTATAGCGAATCTTTTTACAGCCTCTTTAATATCTTTTTCTTCTCTTACTTTTTCTCCTGCGGCATCTATACCAAACACAGGAAATTTATAAGTATTAGTACCAATTGTTGCTTCAGCGGAACCTTTACCTACTCTTTTTTGCGGGACTATCATTCCAGCGAAATCAACATTTCTTACTGTTGGTTTAGCGAAGTTAGGAATAAAGCCTCCAGCCGCACCCACTTTTCTCGCTCCAGCAGGAAGACCCATAGAAGCAGCCATATCTTGATTGAATATAGCAGAACCTCCTCCTGCGAAATTAGGGACAATATACTCACTATTATTAGCAACCATTGTTCCTCTCTGTCCCCCACCGAAATTAAAGTTAGGGATCGTGACTGGTTTTGCCGATTTAGGCGCTCCTCCAACTCCACGATTGATATCTGCTTGTTCAGATCCATAACCCATCACTGCGTTATAGTTGGGTATGAATCCTCCAGCACCCCTACCAAAAGCGCCTCTACCGCTCGCTCTCGTCCCAGCCATAACCCCAGGAGTTACTCTAGCAGCTATCTGCTGCATTTGTTGCATCAAACCTAACTGCTCATTTAAAGCTGTCGTGAAAAATTGTGTTTGCGCTTTCCTTTTATCCCCAGCGCTTAACTGTGAATTTTCTATTTTTAAAATTGCATCTTGTATTCCTTTGTTGCCTAAAAGAGTTGAGGCTATCTGCCCTTGCAAAGTTGCTTGTTCTTTTGCGGCTCTATTTAAACCAAAGAAAGTTTTTAATGAGCCAACTCCAAACTTTGCTAAATCAATTGTTAATTTTGCTATGATCGCACCAAAGATGGCTAACCCAGGACCAGAAATAACATTACCTATACCTTTCACTATACCTCTAGCGAAATCTCCACCTAAACCTTCACCTTCTAGGACTTTTTGTATATTAGTCACTAATCCACTAAAAAAGTTTAAAATATTTTTTAGACTATCGGTAACTCCAATTTTACCTAACTCGTTAGCTAACTCTTGCACACTTACAACTGTTGCATTTATAGCAGCAGATAGTGTTTGGTTAAGAGCTTTATTACGTTCATAAGCTTCTGTTGTAGCTTTTTGAGAAATCGCAGTAACCTCTATTGCTCTAGAAGTTTTAGAATTATAATCATCTAAAATAGCCAAGAATGGGGCGACTTGGAATTTACCAACTAGATTTTCTGCTATCTGCAATCGTCTTGCATCAGGCACATCTGAAAGAGCCTTGGCCAGATTTTCAATCAGTTTAGTTCCACTTAAAACATTTCCTGAAAGATCTGTAATTTCCACACCAAGATTTTGCATGGTCTGAAGTTTGTCGATGCTCTGAATACGAGTAAAAATTGTTTTAAAGGAGTTACCAATAACAGCACCGCCTCGGGCAGTCTTTGTTTGCACCGCTGTAATAACACCGACTAATTCATCAAATGAAACACCAGCTTGGATAGCAACCGAACCAGAACGCTTAATACCTTCGATAAGATCTCTTTCTGAAACCGCAGCCGAAACCGCTGCCGCAGACAATTTGTTGAGAACTTGAGCGCTAGTGACACCCTCTTTGTTGAAAGAGTTAATAGCAGCGGTTAAACCAGCAACAGCTTCAGAGGCTCCTAATCCAGACAAACGAGATAAAATCAAAGAGTCATTTAATCTTTTAACAACTTGTTGGGTTTCTAGACCTTGACGACTTAATTCTAATGCAGCGTCTGCAACCACGGCAAAAGATTGCTCTGTGTTTTTAGCTACATCAAAAATTGTTTTTTTGAATGAATCTAATTGTTTAGCGCTAGTACCAAGTATTGAGTTGATACCCGTCAACCGTTTCTCTACATCGATAGTAGTTCTGACTAAATCTTGAAATCCTCTTGTGACTGCTGACAAGACACCAACAGAAGCTCCGAACGCTAACACACGGGCGTTAGCCGCCTCCATTGATTTAGTAAACTGATCTGCTTTACCAGTGATTCGGCCAAGAGGCTGGGACAAGCCTTCGATACTTTTGGCGCTAGTACCCAAATTTATCTTGAGACTTTTACCTGCGCGTTTGGCAGCAGCCTCAATGCTTGCTTCTAATCCTGTTTGTGTGACTGGTACTTGAATTGGCATAACCGTAAACCTTTAATGTAATTACACAAAGATTTACACATCATGCCCAGCTAATCGCATCATTTGTTCCATGTTTAGCTGACCTCCATGTTTTTTAGCCTCCTCTGACAAAGAAACTCCCCCCGCAGTTCCACCTAAATCTTCAACATCTTCATTAGTGGCACCAAAGACTGCTGAACCAGCAGCATCATCCCTTATTTGTGACTTGCTAGAATCTTTATTTCTCTGCGCTTCAGAAAAAGATAACAACTTTTCAGGATCTTGCTTTATGTCCTCTGGTATATCCTCTGTAAATTGAAAAATGTTAAAAAACATTCTACCGAATAAAGCAACTCTCAATTGAAATATGGATAACTCTGGTATCGGTTTGTCGTAAAATCCTGATACATCTTCACAAAGAGATAAATACATGCTAAAAAAAGGTCTCAATACAGCTTTTTGTATATTAGAATCTGATAATTTATCTTGAATATCTTTTTGAATCTTTCCCAAAGCTATGACTTGCCACGCTTCTAATTCTCCGAACTCCTCTTCAGAATACAAATGCTCTGTTAGATCTTTATTTTTAAACAATAAAAATCTTAATATTTCATCTCCACTTCTAGTTTCCGCATAATCGTCTGCGGTTTGTCCTATAACTTCTTTTCTTTTTTGTTGTAAAGAAAATAATTTTTCTCTACTCTCTTGTATTTGTTTGTCGATATCGTCTTTTTGGGATTTTAAAAATAAAGCCCTACGAGTTCTTTTAAGATTTTCTATCTCTGAAGTTAAAGAGCTTATTTCTAAATCGTCTTTTGATTCCCAAATACCTTCTTCTATCACATATTTTAGTTTTTCCTCTTCAGATTGGAGACCTTTAGATAGTGCTATGTTTTTGTATTTTTCATGGTATTTATGTAAATACCTTTGATCTTTTATATTTATGTGTTTGATGTATACAGTACGATCTTCGAAAATGGCTTCTGTATAACCATCGAAAGCTTCGCCTATTAAAGAGATGTAAAACTGCTCATTCAAACCTCACCTTTTTCGACATCCTCAATAAGTTTATTGAATTCATCTGGGGAAGAGGCTTGGTTAAAGAACCAAAAAGCTAAAATTGTAGTTACTTTTTTAACTATCGCTTCATAAAGATCAGTAGTGTTATCCTCTTTATTGTAGTAATCTTCAATTTTTTCATCAAAATCATTTCCAATAAAGTAAGGAATTGGCTCTTCATCCTCCTCCCTTTGAATATGAGTCAGCATCAAAGTATACCAAAGAAGAAGTCTATTTTGAGCCTTTGTATCAGCAGTATGATCGAATAAAGACTGCATTGCCGATTCAGCATCTACAATTTGCCTTTTGGTAGAAGCCAGCTTTTCCTTAATAGACTCAAGTTTTTCTTTTTGTTTTTCAGTTTTTTTATCAGCACTTTCTAGGCGAACATACTCATTCTGAATATCAAAAATTTCTTTATAAAGCTTACCATAATCTTTTGCATCATTTTCGGTCCAAACTCCACCAGTATCGCTATATTTTTTGTATAACATGGCTTTGGTTAAGATACCCTTTTTAACACACCTGCTCATTTCGACAGAATATTCTAACTCCGCATCTTCAAGATCTCGCCGCGAAGGTCTTTTTAGCTTAATCTGTACAGGTGATTTTTCTTTTACTTTTTTAGTAACAGTAGTCTCTTCTCCTGTTTTTTTGTTTTTGCGAGTTGTTTTCTTTTCCACCTCTCTCTCTTCATCAAGGGTGAATGAATATAATTCTTTAAATGACATAACCTTTTTCCTTATTTAAATACAAAACTTACTGTATAATTATCTACTTCTTCGCATAAATTTCTAATAGATTCATTACCAGCGTCTAAAATTCTTTTTCTTATCCAATTAACTTTATCAGGAGTGAAGTGATTAGCGGTGTCGATAATAGCATGATAATCCTCTGGGATGTTTTTATAAAGCTTTTGATAATGAAAATCATGGTCCATTTTCATATCCTCTAGCATTTTAAGCATTGCTTTAAAAAGTCTAGACACCTCTTTTTCAGAGCGACTATTTAAATATTTTTTCGCGTCCATGCCTTAATCCTATCTTATTATATAAATAAAAGTGTAAAAATCAACATGGCAGGATTTTTATCACAAGACCAAATAACAAAAATTAGGAATTTAGCTGGGACTCTACATAATACTTTTGCTAGAACTATTACTGTATACAAAAACTCAAAGAAAACACTAATAGCTTCTAATAATACTTGGAACTCTCTTTATAGAAAAACCAATACTGGTTCTAATAGCTCTGTTGAATACACTACAGAATCTCAAACATTTAGCGCTAGAATCTATTATGACAATATGGACACAGCCTATTTAACAGATGATGGGCCAGCAGACCAAGCTGGCACTCAAAATAAAGTAGTTGTGGCAGATGGAACAGTTAGAATTGTAGTGGAGGAAGATGGCTACAATTACATAAGCGAAGCTAGAAGAGTGGAATTTGATGGAACAAAATTTATTATTGAAAGTGATGGTCAACCTAGAGGCTTAACTTCTAATCAATTCTATACATTTGTTCTTAGTCCCGTGGATTAATATGCCCAAATTACCGCTAGATGTGCAACAAGCCTTGCAAAGACAAGCCCCAAAACAGCTTAGAAGGGGCTTCGAAAAAGATATTAAAAATAAATTTAAAAACATAAAAGATGAATTAATAAAAGAATTTTTATCTGATCCAGTAACTATAGAAATACTGCAAGGTCCAAGCGGCTCTAATATAAGCGGAACATTAGGGGGCGTAAGTAATCTTTTCGCATTTATAGGCTTTGATTCTGGAGATCAGCCCATATCTCCGATCTTGCAAGCTCTAGAAAACATACAACTTACTTACAGTAAAGAGATTAGAAAACGAGGTATAGGTGTTGAATTTAATGTATCTATACCTACAGCTCAAGACATATTCGCGATTACGCCTTTGCCTTGGGCTACGGGAAGGAGCTGGGCAGAAGGAATTGAACGAGGATTGTCAGGATTAGGTTATTTATTGCGTAAAGATGGAGGAAGATCGGGCGCAGCAGTCCAAAGTCGTGTAAACAAAGTAAGAGGCGGCAGGTTTCAAAATAGACCTTATATTTCTGCTTTAATTAAAAAATACAGAAAAAGATTTGAAGAGTTAAAATGATAGAACAATTCCAGCACAAGTTAACCACATCTTTCTTTTTGTGGTTTGACAATTTCCTTTTAACCAAAGGACAAGCCTTTAGTAATAAAACTGGACAGTTTTTTTATTATGAAGATCCAAGGCTAGACTCTAGGTATTTAGCTTATGGCAGTCCATATAAACAGTGGGTGACAGATTCGTCAATTGCTGGCGCGACAATACCCACAGGTGTTTCAGTTGTAGGAGCTGGGACTTCTGGAAGAGATGATGGAGTTGTTTTTGATTTTGATAATGGCAGAGCTTTATTCTCTGGGGACAACACTAGCATGACTGTAACTGGTGAATTCGCAGTCAAAGACTTTAATGTATACTTAACAAACGATACAGAAGACGACCTAATAGTAGAAAACAAATATGTTGTTAATTCAAGGTTGCCCTCTGGTCCTTTTACTTACATTCAACCTTATGACGATGTTGTTCCCGCCATATTTTTATCTGTTTCTCAAGCTGAAAATGACCCTTTTGCTCTAGGTGGGATGCAAACAACAAAAAGTCAGGCAAAAGCTGTAATTTTAGCAGAGGATACTTATCAATTAGACGGGGTTTTGTCTATTTTTATGGACTCTGTAGACGAGGTTATATCAGCAATACCAATGTCTGGTTATCCAATTGATGAGTTGGGAGATCTCAAAGATAGTCAGTTTAATTATTCAACAACTTCCGAAAGTTATAACGCAGAAACAAAATTCTGTGTAGAAAAAGTAAGGACATCTAAATTAAGCGATAGAACAAGAAATGTCCTAGCAAATGAACTTTATGTAGGATTCATAGATTTTGACATAGAACAACAGAGATATCGCTTCCAATAATTTCACATTTTAACAATAAAACTGTAAACAACAGAAAGAATCTTTATTATGGCCAGTAGAAACAGAGTAATTTATCAATCAGAAGGCTTATTCGTCAGCGAAAACGCCTCATCAACAGGTATAACAAAGCATGAACAACTTAATCGTGTTCAAAGCGCTAATTATAGCTTTACCATTAATAGGCAAGACATTAACCAGTTCGGAGACTTGGCAAGGATTGACTCCTTGGTGTTAGACCCCCCTACTGTTAGTCTCGATTTTAGCTATTATCTTGCAGATGGATTTAATGAAAGAGCTATGGGTTTTTTCGTTACTAATTCAGGAAATAACAGAGGCACAGTCATATCTCCAGGAAGTGTAAACTGTCCTGTAGGTAATTTCGCTTCAGGTCACTTAACCGCTAACTCTGGTATTAACTTTTATATTGCCACTTCTCCAGATGGTGACGATCTAAACCAATCAATAACTGGACAACAACTTGATAGTTCTGATACTGTTATCGGAGTTGGTAACTGCTATGTAAGTGATTATACAGTAGATTTTTCTGTAGGAGCTATTCCTACAGTGAGTGTGACAGTAGAGGGATCGAACATGAACTCCGCAGTGCCAGCATTAAAAGGCACTTATGGTGGTTTTGAAATACCCTCTCCAGCAGTAGACCAAGAAGCTGGAACTAAAATTTATGGTGGAGCTTCCACCGTTCAACTCCCTAATCCCACCACAGATGGTGGTATTACTGGTATTCCTAGTGGAACCGCTACTGCGATCACAGCCTTGCGCCCAGGAGATGTAACTCTTAATTTAGATAATGTTTCTGGTGAATCTCTAATAAAACTTGGCACTGATGAAGGCGCTCATATTCAAAGCGCTTCCATTTCATTACCACTTTCTAGAAGTCCTATTGATAGACTTGGTAGTAGGTTCCCATTTGCAAGAGAAGTTGATTTCCCAGTAAATGCCACTCTAAATGTCAGCGCTATAGTTAATGACGCAGCCACCCAAAACTTGGCTGATATCCTTGATTCTGGAGTCCAAAATGTAAGTCTTCAAGTAAAAGATAAAAACGCAGAAACAGCCATCAAATATGATATAAAAGGAGTTAAGATTGACAGCCAATCATTCTCCTCAAGCATCGGAGCAAATAAGTCTGTTGATCTAACATTCTCTGCTCAAATAGGTGGTCCTAACGATGACGTTAATGGAGTGTTTATGAGTGGTGTAGGATTTAATCAAGTCTTTGTCTAATAATGAAGGACTCCTCTGACAATAAAGATTTAAAGGAAAAAAGCTTATCCTCCCCGAAAGGGGGGGAAAAAGCTTCTCCTAAAAAAGATAAATCCTTTAAATTAAACGATCCAAATACCCGCCCTAGAAGGCAGAATAGAATCCTTAATGACGGGAAAGATTGGTTCGATACTCATCCCGATTGGAGAGAAGATTGGGTTTAGGTGTAAGTCACACCTATTCCGCTAGCGTCAATACCACCTAATTGTCTAGGTTGAGCTTGGTATATATTATACTGTGCAGCTAGTTGGGTTACTCTATTCATGCAATCAGTAGCTAGCCCTCTGTAGACTTTGGAGACTTCATTGCGATTAACGAACGTAACGGCACTTTCTCCGTCTCGTAGAGATAATACGTTGTCTCCACTAGCAGTAGACGTTGTAATGCCTCTAAGGGCATTTCTCGCCTCTTTATTGTAGTAATTTGCGAGATACAGCTCTTTGAGTACACTCTGCGCCTCTATGTCCATTTCCCCATAGGTTCCGCTAGCGCCTTCGCCTTCGAAATTTGTATAGAGATAATTGTTTACTTGTCCTAAATTTTCAAACAGCCACCCGCTGACATTGACAACAGTAGCTATTCCTGTGTCACCATCAAACTCTGTGACAACAATTCCTGAAGCGAGATCTTCTAATACGTTCGGCATATAGTGTATTACACTATCTTTTAGTATTTTAACCCTCTAACCAATCAAGAACTTGTCTATGTTCAGGATTATTTGGATCTAGTTCAATCGCTGGGACGGGTAGTGGTGCGGAAGCCATATTACCTCTGCTCTGATATCTATTAAATTCTTTAATAATATTATCTTTTACCGCTCCTTTATCGTAGTAAGGATTGATCCCAACTTTTCTAGCAAAAGCTTGTAGGTCTGCCTTACTCATCTTATTTAGTTTATCTTTAAGTATATCGATATCATTTGTGCCAAAGGAGTTTGTTTCTCCTGTCCCGAAAATAACTTCTACTTCTTGCACAAGCTCTTTATAACGAGCGGTGCTTGTTTCTCCATTATCTCTAAGCTCCTCCAGCTCTTCTAAAAGCCCTTTTTTAGCTGGCTGTTCTTGCCCCGTGGTGACTTCTTTAAATGGAGCTTCCTTCTTTTTAACTGTTTTCTTTTTGGCCATATAATATTATATACACTTAATTAATAAATTACAAAAAAAAAGCCGCCCCCGAAAGGACGGCTTCTTTTATATGTGGAAGGTTTTTACTGACCTTTGATAAGTCCGAGAAGGACACGGTTGTCAAGAACAACACGACCCTCTTCGATCTGACCATAATAACCAATCTTGTTCTGACGAACGCTGTACTGGTCATCTGCGATCAAGTTCATCTCGCTGTTGCTATCTGGATCAGTAGCAATAACGCGCATGAGTGAATCGCGAGTACGATCAACACCAACAATGATTTCATCAGATGCACCATTAAATGCATTGGCTCTAGCTCCCCCGAAGGTTTTGTAGCTAGCAGAACCAGCAGCGGTGCCAAAGATGGTGTTAAACTTCTGACCTTTACCCATCTCGTTGAATTCCAAGATGTTAACGCCCATGAAGCTATCAAGACCTGCGTTCTGATAAAGCTCACTACGCAACTGCTCTGGAGCAGCAAGACCGTTGGAGTTTTCAGCCGCAGCATTCTCTCCAAGCGCAGCAGTAGTGTTCACAGGGTTGTAAGCCATCGCACGGATGCTTCCAACAACCTCTGGAGAACAAACGATATCAGTAATACCACGGGTACGAGTGGTGGGAGTTCCACCAATCCAAGAAGTATTAATACGCTTGGCAAGAGTCATAAGCTTATTGAAGTCATCAAGAAGAACGGTGTCTAAGACAGCGGTCCTAAAGATTTGCTTATCCTCAAACAAAGGAGAAGTTTTAATTGAAGCGCCAGCAAGAGAGGTCATAAGAAGAGTAGCAGAAGTGCGCTCTTGCTTAAGAAGAATTTCTTGTGCAACGCGAGTAAATGTTTTTCCGACAACATCCATACGACTCTTTGCTGCGTAGCGGCGATCAAAGTCAACGGCGGCATCAAGAGTGTAAGTAGCTAACTTAAGCTCGGAAGCTGTAGGAAGCACTTGGTTACTTGGAAGACCACCTGCGTGACTCTGACTCCAAACCCTGACGTAATCTTCGTCAGCGATATCGTAGTAAAGGTCAAGCGGGATGCTTGGGTTGTCATCCGCATCAAATTGAAGCGAATTGAAAAGATTGCTTACAGTAGGAGCTTGGTTGAGAACCTCGGCCAAAACTGGTCCGATGAATTCAGCAAGCGCTACTTGAGCCTCGTATGCCACAGTGCGGTTACGAGAAGCCATAGCTTTTACAAGCTCGACTTGTTCTGGAGTTCTTTTTAAAGTAATTTTCATGTTATAA